TTGATCTGTTGATGCAGACACCTGTATCGCCAGAGATTTATAAGTTGATTCAAGGGCTTAGGGTTGAATAGTTGATTGTTTAAGTGTTTGTATTTTTTTTAGGTCAGTGGTTTGTTTCCCCTTCTGGAGTTGCATACTGAGTGAGCAGGTGCAAGTGGGGATAGGGGGTTGCCTGCTTCTATGTGATCTGCGGTGATGTCTTTACGATCTGTGAACGGTTGCTTGCAGAGATGGCAGTGGGTGGCAGTAGCCCGAAGGTATGCCCTAGCCTTACGATAATGCGTTGAGTCGTAGAGCGTTCTATTTCGCTTGCGATTATTTTGTCTTAGTCTTTCTCTCTCATCAACTGTTGCTTGATGCCTGTCGCAGTATGATCCGCCTGATGTTAGTACGTTGCAGGCTAGACAGGGCTTAGGAAATCTACTCATTGTTATTATTTTCTTGGATGCGTGTTTGTAAAGCGTGTTGTAGTCTGCCTTCAATAATTGGTAGGTATTCTGCCGTTAGTTCTATTCCTATAAATCTTTTGTTTTCTAAAATAGTTGCTTTACCTGTTGAGCCTGAACCTGCAAAAGGATCTAACACAACACCGTTATCGGGTGTGATTAGCCGAATTAGGTATTGCATCAATGAAGTTGGTTTTACTGTTGGATGATTGTTGATTATGTCTAAGCCTTCGTTGCGATCAGACTTACTTGCTCGTGCAACATAAAAAAACTTTCTTTCATCTCCTAGTTCTTCGGCTGTTGTTTCATTTATTACAAGATTGGCGGGCCATCTACCTTCTGATTGTTTTGATGTATAAGGTTCGCCTATAGCATTGCCAAAAGGTTTTGCACCATTATCAAAACTGTTTATCGTTATTATTTCTGTGCCTATTCGTGTCTTATCAATGTTGATTCCGCCAACACCATAAGTCAAAATGTTTTCTGCAATAGTTCCTTGAACAGGTTTACGAGCCAACACGATTGGTTCAACTGTGGGTTTTAACGCTGTTCCCCATCCTTCCCATTGTTTTGCATCATCTGTTGCTGATTCTGTTATCTCTGGGTTTGCTTTACTAAATCCGCCAAAGTCTGATCCGCCTGCAATCTTGGATGCTCTAACAACGTTTTGGTTTATGCCTACAACTTTTCTTTCTGCTCTGTGTAGTTTGTCTATTGCCTTGCTGATGTTGTGTGATTTAGGAAATGTTTTGTTGCTTATCCAACTGATCATATCCCTGATTTCAAATCCTGCATCTTCTATTGCTACGGTCATTCTGTGATAAGTTCTGCTACCACTAAATGCAATTAGATGCCCACCAGGTTTGAGAACTCTTAAGCACTCACGCCATAGTTCTAGGTTGTAGGCGATGCCTGAACTATCCCAAGATTTGTTCATAAATCCTAGTTCGTATGGTGGATCACAAACGATTGAGTCAACGCTGTTATCAGGCAGTGTAGGTAGCACGTCTAGGTTATTGCCGTGATAGATCGTGGCATCACCAATGATTAGCGTAGGTTGCATTTGTGTTCTTTCTATTCGTCTAATGGGTCGTTGTAAGGATCATAGATAGCCTGAAAACCTAAAGCAATGTCTGTATTTGTAAGCACGGTTGAATCCTTTGTATCAGGCGTAGCAGGCTTATCTGAGTGTTTGTGTGTTCTTCTCCAGTTCTTCACCAAGATAATTGCATCTCTATCGTCTGTCTCAAATTCTGCTCCACAACTACAAACTTCTCTAATCACTTGATAACTCTAACGAATCTGATCTGTGAGTTCTTGAAATCAGTTAGCGGTTGTATCACTGTTGTTTTATAGAGAAGGTTAGCGTTTACGATCAGCCCTGAACCTACATAGATTGCAGAGTGATAAAAGTTTGTTGAACCTTGATAAGCAAAAACAACTATGTCCCCAACTCTAGGCTTGCTAACTCTTGTACCTGCGTGAGCCTGTTTGTTTGCAGAGTGTGGCAACACTATGTTCATACGTTTATACGCATAACGAACCATCCCTGAACAGTCCCAACCTGCGACAGTTGAACCTGAAAAAACATAAGCAGTCTTATGAACTCTTGTTGTTAGATAGTTGACTACACGTTTCAACTTATCTCTTTTGGCTTGTGCTTTGATCTGTTTAGCGTTCAGATAAGTTATCGTTTGATGATTTGTTTTAGCAACAACTTGAATCTTTGCAGGTGGTTGTTCTGCTTGAACAGTGTTAGAACCTAGATTTAGACTTAGTATCATTACTGCGATAGCAATCAGTTTTAGTTTCATCGGGCATCCTTACCCCATCCGCCACCATTAAAGCGAATAGCACCTACCCCAAAAAGTCTAACCATATCTAGTTCACACAAATCGCAGTAAGGTGCTTTTACTTCATCAGTTATCTCTGCCACGATCTGTTTCCTGCCACCGCAGTTTTCACAAATGTAAACGTATATAGGCATTTCTTCTCTTTCTTTTAGTCTTTTGTGGAGCTGTCGGGAATTGAACCCGAGTCCGATCTGCTTCCACTTGTGGCTTTACAAACCGTCAAAACCATTTCAGCCCCTACAACTTATGTACTGTCCCTGTAAAATCTTGATTACGTTCTAACGCAAAACAAACTAAACCAGGTGTTGAATCTTCACCGCTGTTTAGTCTCCACCAGTTGCTTCCATTATCTAGTGTTGATGCTTGAATCCAGAAGCGTGATGTTCCCCTATTTGTGGATCCTAGTTCTTGAACTCTTAGATGATGAAAATGACCGCTAACTAAAATTGTTGAAGCAGTAACTGCTTGCTTACCGAACGATTGCTTTCTCCACCAATCAGGGATACCTTCAGGGCGATTTGCTTGATGACCGTGAACCATACCTAAGATATGGAAACCATCTTCAAAAACGTCTAATGCTAAAGACTCATCGTGTTTAGCAGGTTCGTGAAATGTAATGTCTAGTCCTACTTCCTTGCTCAATCTAGCAAGAGTTCGTCCTATGTGGATTCCCCAATCATCTGTTGCAGTGCCTACCTTTTGTTTGTTTACTCTAAATTGGCAGTGATTGCTTCCTACACTCAAATAAGTTATCGGAGAGTATTTACTCAACTGCTTCAAGGTTTCCCAAGCCAGAGATGTTGCCAGATCTACTTGTTGCATCAAACTAAGATCATTAGTTGCCAACTGATGTAGGTCTGCAACGTTTCCAAAGTTTTCAATCGTATCGCCTACATCGCAGAAAATGATACGTTCAGGCTTAGTCTGCTTGACTAACTTAATCAGTTTGGTTTGTGTTTTTGCGACACGTTCAAGCATCGTTTCAATCCCACCACGATGATCAACTTTACCCACCTGCAAATCTGACCATAAAACAATCAAAACTTTACCTTGAGCAACAGGCTTCACTACAGGACGTTTAGTTTTTCTAGCCAAACTATAAAGCAAGGGAAGATTGATGCTAGATTTTTTTGCTCTCCAACGAACTTTTACTGCAGTATGCCACGCAGGTTCTAGTGGAAACGGTCGTGCAACCTGCCAACGTGAAATGCGTGGCTCACCAACAATCTCAATCTGATCAGGGTCAATGCCTGCTTCCCGCAAAAACGCATCAATGTCTGCAGACTCACCATCAGGCGTACTAGGTAAAGTTGCTTCACCGCCATCGCCATCAAACACGACAGACGGACTCCAACCATCAGGGGCAACAATCTTAGGTGCAGGTGTAACTAGATTTTCCAACACGAGCAACGCTTCTCTCTATGATTTTTGATAATCGTATCGCTTAACTTAATTTCACGCTTCAACAACTCATTCTGCAAAGTTTTGCAAGGCCATAAAGGATTCATAACGGCATCTTCAAGAATTTGCCCATCACTCTTAGACATTTCTTCCCTGACGGTACGCACTCTGCAACTGTACAACTTTACAGGCAAACTCAAATCTTCAAGCATCAGCGTAACTCCAATTTCGGATCGTAATTCTTTCCATAAGGTTCAATGATTCGTTTTGCAAGACTATCTGCAAGTGTTTGCATAACATCGCCCTGAGCTGCAGACACAAGCAACAGATCAGCAAGAGCGTATCTAATCCCATCAAAATCTGCACCCCAGACCAGGTTGGGATCACGAAGCAACTCAACTGCTTCATCAATCGCTCTAGTCATCATCATTATCTCCAAACTGATATTCGTCAATGTATTGTGCTTGAGTAATGTACGCAACGAAAACGCTTGTAACAATTAACGCACCAAGCCCTAAAACTATGATTAGCAACAAAGTCAAAATAAATTCAAGCATCAGTCAATATCTACCGAATCAGAAAGTTTTTCCAGAATCAAGTCAAGTATTGCCTGCATTTGAGCGTTAGAAATAATCTCTGCACGTTCAAGTTCAATCAACGCATCAGTAGTGCGGTTTGCTTCTGCAGATCTACCAGCAATCTCCCCAGCCTTATAATCCTTGCTGAAAATGTTTACTGCGTTCAAGTTTCTGCATTTACATTCGGTACTGCAATTGGTACAAGTCATTTCGTTCTTCCTTCTGTTTTTATTAGTTTATTGCCTTTACTATCCCAAAAGTCATCAATACTCTCCAACTCATCTAAAAGCCTAAAGCATCTACGTTTTGAGAAACCTGTTTCAATCTGCATCGTATTGACTGCTTCAGCCTGCCACGCCCTGATCTGTCGTAACTTCGCTTGATTAATTTGCCAAAAGAAAATGGCATCAGACACAATCAAACGCTTCGGGTAAGGCAACGGCTTGTAGTATCTCACTGCTCACACACCTGAATCGCTTGTTCTTCAGTTGAATACTGATCCCAACACTTCGGTTGGCGTTCAGCCCAAAACGCAAGAATAGTGATCAACACGCTGAGAGCAGCTAACGATGAAACAATGAAATAAAACGATTCCCGCTTCGTTAGATCAGTCATTTAGTTTCTCCCTTGATAAGTGCAATTACTTCATCCAAAAGTTCATCCGCCTGCCAACGACCATAATCTAAAGGATAAAATGTGTTTTCTAATAGTGCGATAACACGATCACGTTCCTGCTTTACACCTTGCTCAATCTTGTTTTGCAAAGTTTCATCAAACCAGGTTCTAGTTACCACAATGTTCTTATTGTTTTCACGACATTTACAAGTAGTCATTACCAACACTCCGTTCGGTTCTTTACTCAACTACTTCACCCCTAAGCCCTTGAATCAACTTATAAATCTCTGGCGATACAGGTGTCTGCATCAACAGATCAACAATACGTTTACGCTCAGTAATAGTTCCCGCACTGTATGCCTGTCTAAGGCTTAGTTGAATTGATCCGTAAGTAGTTGTTACTTCGTCATCATTTTCCCACTGCTCACTCATTTAGTTTCTCCCTTGATAAGTGCAATTACTTCATCTCTGCTTGTTTGAATCATCTGAGTAGTACCACCCCAGATAAAAGGCAAACGCTCAAGCAAGTCAATGATGCGTTGCTGTTCTTTAGATGCACCCTGACTGCGATAAAAATCACGCACTCGTTCAGCGTGTTCAGGTCGCACTAGTTCACTCATTAGAACCCCTAACTGCGATCTTGATTGCAACAACAACAAAAAAACCAACAACCGAAACAAACACGATTGGGTTAGTGAATACAGGCATTAACCAGCCTGCAATGTGAGCAAGCACAAAGAATACAGCAAGCCCTACTGCTAACTGAAAAATAAATTTCAACATTATCTAACGTTTTCCTTCCTGATTACGACATAAACATAAGTAGCTGCATCGCTACGACTAAGATTCATTGACTTAGCGAAAGCAAGTAACGCTTCATCCCACGCTTCATACAGATGGGTAAAGTTCTTGTGATCCATTCCTGTCTTAGTCCAGGTCTTATAGGCATCAACAGTTTTCAAAAATAGTTCAGTCGTGTTCATTACGCACCAACCATTTCACACTTAACTGCACCGTGTTGATAATCAAATTCATCTGTTTGAGTTGTGCGGTTGAAATATGAGATAGCAAACAATCTAGGGTCTTCCTTGATTGAGTGAACTGCAACAATTTCAACGATTGATCCATCTATTGCTTTTACAACATCGCCAGCGATAAGTTCACGAGTGTATTTCTCTACAGTCTTTACTTCCTGCAGTTTTAGTAATTCTGCTTTCAAGTAGCGTAAATCTGCATTGATAGAAAGGGTCAAATGTCTTAGCCCTAATCTGTATCCACGTCTACGCTGTTCAGTTGCAACAGCAATCATCTTTTCAAGTTCTTCAACAGTGTAATTAGACATTATGCACCAACCTTGCTATAAGTGATAACAACATCAAAGGCTGTGTGAACATCAGTCAAAAACTGGTTTAGTTTATTTTTGCTATCTAAACAGATAACAACGTATTGATCACCAGCAACCCAATCAACTTTTACAACTGAGTAAAGTTTTCCGTTTAAGTGTCTGAAAGTGTCCATTGCTTGTAGTTCATCTAATCCTTTTAGCATTTTGTTTGTCCTTCGTTTGTCCGATACCAACCGTTTGGCTGATAGAACAAATCTACAGGAAAAGACCTACTTTATGCAACTTATTTTTATCGGCGTGTCGCAGTTGTTATAAATCTGTTATAAAGCGTTATTTAGGGGTATTTAGTGATTGTTACGGCAACCCCAGACTGTCCTGTCGCATAAACCTTAGAAACGTCCACCCTAACCACCTGCGAATCATCCTTCCAAACGCCAAGGATCTCCCCAGACTTAGATCGTGCCGTTATGCCATCCATTAAACTTCTCAAAATTTTATCTACATCAGGTGGGACTGTAGGCAGATCACGTTTCACCGTAGGTCTGCGGGTTAGATAGAAAACTGCTTCAACTTTCACAGCCCCTTCAAACTTGCTATCATCCCCACTATCTTTCATACCTTGAATAACCGCTTCACTAACCGCCTTACGCCAAGCAGGAAGTTTAGGTGAACTCTCAATAATCATAGGAACACTATTACCCGCTTTAGAGATTCGTGATCCGACATAGCGTTTTGATCCTTGTGGGGCTGGGTCTACCCCGAAAACAGTAAAACTAAAACTATCTCTTGCCATAGTAAGCACCCAAAATAACTAGCCAAAAGAAAACCCCTACCGCTCCGTTTAGGAACGATAAGGGTTGACTTGTGTTCAACGAATTAATAATCAGCAACAAACCTAGAGCGTAGCCTACGATCCATTGCTTCATCTATTCAGTTTAGAACGGTGCAGAAACCTGAACTGCAGGCTTCTCAATCTGGGCGTTATTAATATCCAATTTCACTTTACGACCAGGTTTACCAGCCTTATCTTCAAAATCTTCAATCTTCGTTGAAAGTTGCCCAAACACTGTTACTTCAGACTCAACAGGAACTTCGTGAGACACAGCAAACCATACTGTCCAAGTGCGTGTGTAATCTTCACCAGTTGCAGACTTGTAAGACTCTACAAGCGACAAACCCTGATTTGATGCACCAAACACTTTTGAAACCTTGCCCGAAACTTTTACAACTGCCATAATCTTTTTTCCTTTACTAAATGAGTTTTATTTGTTTTATTTGTTGCTCCCAAAAGTCTAGTACTAAGGTGCGACAATATGTGCAGGATTCACGCAATCTTTATGATTACACAATCTAAACCCAGCCAACACCAAATTGCCGTTACTATCAATCGGATTTAGATCTGCATCCAATAAACCGTGATGCGGGGTGCAACGCAGTTTGCCGTATTGAATCGTCAACGCAGGTTTCACTCTACAACTAATACACTTCAGATCACGCCTACCACGTTTCTCAGCGTTCACCACCCACTTAAAACCACAACGACAACACTCAACTTGGTTATCTTCCATCAGTTATCTCCCGAACCCTACTTCTACTTCCATCAAACAAACTATCAAAACTACCCACAGCCCCGTGCCTATTCTTCACAACATCCATAACAAGCAACGACTTACTGCCAAACGCTAACCGATCAGGATGATCACCAGCAAGAATTGCCGTATCTCTCGCAACATCAAGTTCAGACTGTTTACGACTCAACATCACAATAACATCCGCATCCTGCTCAATCTGCCCCGAATCACGCAGATCCGAAGCATTAGGTTTATCTTCAGGTTTATTATCAACCCTACGATTCAACTGAGCCAACGCCACAACAGCAACATTAAATTCTTTAGCCAAATTCTTTAAATCAATGCTAATCTGAGAAACTTTTTCGTATGCGGATGCTTTCGGATTGCTCGCAGAAATAAGTTGCAAATAATCCACGACAACAACCTGAACATTACGTTTAGCCTTCACCGCCACAAGATAAGATCGCAACTGGGCAACAGTCTGACCACCCTTATCCGCCACAAGCAACCTGTTATCAACACGAGCAATCAAATCACCCACAGCCTGCTTCTGATCCTTATCCAGTTCACCCTTCTCCAGCAAACTCAAATCAATGTCCAACTCACCAGCAACCACACGCTTCAACAAATCAGTTTTATCCATCTCCAACGAAAAAAACAAAACATCTTCAGTACGAGCAATCTCCCAAGCCAACTGCAAACCAACCAGCGTTTTACCCACCCCAGGTCTAGCACCAAAAACATAAAGCCTAGACTGCTTGAGTCCCACAATCAACGAGTTTAAACCTGCAAAACAAGTCTTAATCAAAGCCTTCGGAGATAACACGTCATTTAGCATCACTTGCAAATCCCACGCCAAATGCGGAATATCTACAGCCTGCACAACCTTCAACGCATCCAACTTCACACGAAGCGTATCAATACGCTCCTGAACAGTCTGCGGATCACCTGCCTGACTCTCCAACGCAATCTGAACCAACTGACGAGAAACACTCTGCTCAACAACCTTAGAAACATAAAACGGCAAATGAGCAGGAACAAACGCCATATTCAAAGAATCCAAAACACGCTGACGAACAACAGGATCACCAACCCCCTCCAACACCAACCAAACATCCAACAAACCCTTCTCAGCGTAAACAGCCTGCATCACACCAAAAGCCTGCCTAAACCAAGGGCTATCAAAATCATCAGGCTCAAGTTGAACATCCCTAAAACTAATCCCACGAGTATCAAGCAGGCAACCAACAACAAGTTCTTCAAAATCAATAGCCTGAGTCATCACATTTCCCTTTCAGCCTGCGAAGCAGATTTGTCCAAATACGCCCACCAACGAGCAACACGGATCTCATCGGTATAAGCAGAACTGCAATCATAAGAGTTCGCAAACGTATTTAGCAAATCCGACACCTGCAACGGAGACAAAACCCCCACAACACGATCACAAGACTTCATCATAAAAGGGCTAAAACGAGTGCTATCAAAAACATCTTTTTGCTTAATACTGTTTCTTTCTGTTTCATTACTGTTTAGGGGGGTGATATTCAAGGGGTATTCTTCGTGAGTTTCAAGGGGTATTCCCTGTGAGTTTTGGGGTGAAATTCGGGGTGAAATTAGGGGGGTATTTTTATCCAAACCATCTAACAAAATGGCGTAGCGGTTAGCACGTTTACTTTTATCTGAACCCTTAACCCAAGCCAGTTCACCAAGTTCTTTTAAACGCTTCAAGGATCTATCAACTGTATCAACATTGCATTTCAATAGTTGGGCAAGAGTTTCCCTTGTTGCATACATACCCTTCGGCTGACGAAACTTTACCAACGCCAACAAAATAAGCAGGTCATTACCTGAAGCCTGACTGTTCTGCCAAACCGCTTCATAATCTTCAAACTTATATCTTCTAGCCATTTTCACTACACTCCGTTTTCTTTAATCTCAAGCCCTGAAGAATAAGGTGCTTCCAAATCTTTTGTGCGATCAAACCTTGGCTTTCCCCAACGCTCATACCAGAAATCAATGACCTGTTGCCTATTTTCTGGACTTTCCGCAGGATGATAGTAGATGCCCCTTTTATTGCCGTGAACTAAAGTTAAAGCCTTTTCACCTGATGCCCTTTTATAAGCCATAATTCGTCTCATTCTAGGGTTACTGCCAGAACCGAACCTACTGCTAGGAACTTCAATGTCGTGATCTCTGAGCCACGTCATCATATCTTGATATCTATCTTCAGAAATGTGTTCGTGTCCAAAACCTTTTGTATAGCCCAAAAATTTGTAAATGCGATTGTATTGTGATCCTTTACCCCACAGAGAAGTTGTAATGATTCCCTTAAGTTCATCACCGTAACGTTCAAACCAGTAATCGCCGAAAGTTGTTGCCAGCAATGCGATAAGTTTTCCGCCGTTCCAATGCCATCCAAAAGGTTGAGTTGCCACACAAACAGATAGATCTGCGTAATGTCTTAGTTCTTTACCTTTTTCAGAAGAATCTTTTGGTAAGGCAAGTGCTTCATCCCTAGCACCCAAATTGATTACAGGCGAAGCAAGAAAAGCTGCACCTAATAAATCGTTTTTATGAAACACTAAGAATCCAAGTTTTCTACCTGGTGCGGGTCTCCATACAGCCTTAGAAATTTTAGGTTGTATTTTTTGTAATTCTCCGCTTGTAAATTGTTCAACTCTAATCTTTTTAGGATCTAAGTCAAAAATGTTTACATCTTTAGTTTCAATTTCAAATAGTTCATCCATTTATTTTGTCCTAATTTCTTTTATTGTTTTTCTATTGCTTCTAAAATTTCTTGACCTAGAGCATAGGGAATCATACTTCGCAATTTAGCATCTTTTAAACCTTGAGTTCCAGTTCGTGAACCCCTAGGAGCAGAAATGTGGCAGTCATCACCATTCTTACAAGGATTTTTGGCAACCCAATTTGGTACGTTCCCCCAAATGTCTGTTGGCTTCATACGATTATCACCGTATTGGCAATAAGTAACTGTCCTACGATCTAACTGTTGCACTACAGGTAATTTCCGTAGCATCCCCCTAGGGTTTTCTATCAAGAAACCAAACTTGGGTTTTAGCCCTTCAGCCAGTTCAATGGCTTTACCAACAAGCAACTGATTGTATTCTGCTTCAGGTGTTTTAGGAACAGGATGACTTCCACCCTTAGCCCAATGATGTCCAATAGAAGCAACACTAAAGGCAGTGCAAGGCGGTGAAGCCCAAACAAAGTCAGGTTGCCCATAAGTTGCAATAAGGTATTCAACTGTTAAATCCATAATGTCCACATTTTCAGTAACTGCAAAATGCTTATCTAATTCAAAAGTTATAACAGTATGTCCTGCATCTTTGAAGGCTTGCGTTGATGATCCTGTTCCAGCAAAAAAATCAAATACAATCATTCTTCAGGATCCGCATCAATAACGATAGTGTTTGCTTCGCCTTTAGTAATGCAAAGGCAATCTTCATTTTCGCAAGGGCATAATTCAGAATCCCACCACGCCCAAAACTTTTTTAACGCCTGCTTACTTGAATCTGCTTCAACTTCCCAAGTATCTCCTGTAAGAATTGAATAAGTTTTTTTTGCCATTTTAGTTCCTTATCTTTTTAAGTGTTTCTTCATCAAGCAAGATACTTAATGCTAATGCAGCTTGTTGCGGTACAACACCATTTCCACAAGCCTTTAACTGATCATTACGCTTCAAACCCAAATCATCCGCAGTAACCCAACCAGAAGGCAAACCCATCATCCACTCAGTAAATTCTGCACTCAAGCGATGATTACCATCCTTACCATCAGGCTTAGTAGGGGCAGGAGCAGGACGTGTTATTTTTTCCCATCTGCGTATTGCAGGTTCAAACTTCCCCCAATGAGTTTCCATATCTTTTGCCTGATTACTTAGCCAAATCTGACCATTTTTACCTTTGACGGCTGAAGTTTGTTGAGCAGGTGCTTTTAGACCTTCACTAGCAACAGGGGTCATAAGCATCTCCATACGATCTGGAATACCATTAATGCTTACAACATTAGGTCTTTGCAACAATTTATCTTCAGGCAACTCATTAATAACTACTTCACGCAAATTTCTATATCCACCTGGAGAACGTAATTTTAGTTCTTCAATCTTTTCCAAGGTTTTTATTTCCCTATGCTCCATCGTATTCGGAGTTGGTAGGGTAGGCGATGATAAAAATCCTAAATCGGTTGTGCGGTGATCCTGCATCGGCAGCTCGTAAACCACACCATTTTGCATCATACCCGAGATCGGCCAACGACCCGAGAACGGCTTGAATTGCTGTGAAAACAGGTCTGCTTCCCCAATCATCCAAATCTTCTTGACTGTATTCCATTCCGTTATCTGCTTTAGCACTCAGTAAACCCCTAACATTTTCTATAACAACCAGTTTTGGTTGTAGTTCTTCAATAGCCCTAGCGAATTCGTGCCACAGCCCTGATCTAGTTCCTTCTATTAGTCCTGCCCTTTTACCTGCCAGCGATAAGTCTTGGCAAGGAAAACCGCCAGTCAAAACATCCACTGCTTCAACCTTCGTAAAATCTACTTTTGATACATCACGATAATTGGGTACATCAGGAAAATGTTTTTCAAGAATCCGACTCGGAGCATCTTCCCATTCACAATGCCAAGCAATTTCTGCATCAAGAACATTCAAAACAGCGAGATCCAAACCACCATAACCGCTAAATAAACTACCTACCCGCAATTTGCTCATCTTGTTTTTGCTCGTCTGTTATGTTGCTGTAGTTCGTGCATCCCTAAAAGTAGTTCAAGATCATTAACCTGCAAAACTTTAGGTTGAATTATATGGGTACTATTTACGCAATCCTTTAAACCGCAATTACGCAGACCAGGTCTAAACAATGCACCTTCATCATCTATCGGTAACCAATCATCGTTTAGATCGCCATCCCAAATCTGGCAGTAAATAATTCCTAAAGTTGGATGCTCCCATTTTTTATCTTTACGACTTTTGATACTGGCAACTCTACGAACATCACGGCAATCTTTACAAATATTGGCATCGCCAAGTTTGCGTTCAACACGTTTTGTATAAGTATGTTTACTGATCCATTGCCCGCACCAAATGCAAGAGCAGTATTCGTAGTTATTTGTTTCTTGTTTGTCCATAACCTTCATCTAACCACGTTTAGTCAAGTTAAAGCAAATCCCCAAATAAAACTGTTTAGGGACTGCAGAAAAATTAGCGAGCAATTGTTAGGTGATCTTCACGCACCTGAAACTCAAGACCTGCATCAGATAGAACTTTAGCCATCTTCAAAACCATTGCCAACTGATCATCTTCGTTCCAAGTTAGTGGAGCTGCGTAAATGCTTAGAAGGTTGTGGTATTCGTTCTTGAAAGTCTGCATCCTAAATCCAGCGTTTTCAGGAAGTTGCTTTTTTGCGTTTCTGTAAACAGCCTTTTCAATTCCTGCATTGACTAGTAGATCTGCGATTGCCTTGTTTGTTGTCTTCATTACGCACCAACCTTTTCTGCGTTAGCCTGAACATACAAACGCATTAGATCAGTAGTTGCTTCCGCACTTCTAAACTGAGCATCTTCTAAGTTTTTTCTTAGTTCAACCATCAACTTGGCGTTGTGCTTGTTTGCGTAACGCTTTGCATTTAGTGCCTGAGTAACTTCTAAACTACGAGTGATAACTAGTGCTTCTTGGCTTTTGATTGCGATTTCTAGGATGTTCATTTTCGTTCCTTCGTTTGTCCGATTTAGGCTTTCTGCCTTATGTATTTAGATTACACCTAAACAGGCAAATAATGCAACTTTATTTTATGGGCGTGTCGCAGTTGTTATCTAAGCGTTATAAAGCCTAAAATCCGCTATTTTCAAGCATATTTAGGCGATTAGTCTGCTCAACAAGGCGAACAATCACTGCACCCCTAGTCGTAGGGTATTCACCCAACACGAGCATCAACTCAGTTAGTTCAGCAATGTTCGCTTTTAGAACATCAACCTGCAGTCTTATTTCCTGTGATTCCATCAGCCTTACCCTTAATTGCTTCCAGAATAGCAGTAGGTGCTTTACCCTGTTTCGCTTCGTTGTAAAGAGATCGCAAACCTTCAATGTCGTTTATGTTATCTAACGCACTATTCCAGTTACGAGCAGTTTCAGGATTGCTTAATCTTGCTACTTTACTCATCTCTTGCTGTGAAGGTCTTTTACCTTTAGGGCTAAATTCACCGCCAAGCATTGAGATTGCTCTACCAAGTGCAGAAGTAGCACAATTCTCAACAAACGAAGTCTTGTTTACAGGTGAACTACCTAAACGTTCTTCAGCGTAATCAACGGTCGCAGGATAAAGATCGTCTTTATGCAAATACACTTCAGCCTTAAAAACAACTTGTTCAGGCGTGATAGAAATAAGTTCAAGATTAAATCTGCCTTTGTCGTATCTGCTCCAAAACAGATCCACTCTTTCTTGAACGGTTTGATATTCTGCAAGATTAAAGTGAGCCATTAGTTATCTCCTGGTCTAGTTGCAGTAAGTATTGCGGTAATTAGTTCTTGACGTTCTTCAGGTGTAAGTTCAATTTCAAACTTGACGTTATAGCCGTATTCGCTTGTCGCATTTTCAATAAACAAATTCACGTCATTCTTATTACCAAATACAAACGCTTTAAAGTTGTATCTTTTAGTTTTGTTTTCGCTCATTGTTTCGCTTTCTTTATTGTTAGATAAGGGGCGTTCCCTGATCGTTGACTTAATGTAACTACAACCTGCCCATCAATGCAACCATTCTTAGCACCATTTAAAGCACCAATAACTCTAGACTTCATTTCACGCAGATGCGTTTCAGCCTTATCAAAATCTGTTTGAGCGTTCATAAGTTCAATCCCCAACAAACCTAGTTCTTCATCTCTCGCTTCAACATCAGGAGAGAGTTGTCTAACGGTTTCATACGTTGACTCTGATCCATCCCAATCAGGCTGAACATTATCCAAGACATATTTACGAAACTTATTAACTTGCTGAAGCATTGCATCAAACTCAAAATCATCCCAGAGCAACTCGTATTCTTTGTATCTGCCTGCATTGACTACAGCAAAAACTGCACGTTTCAAATCAAAAACATACATATACCAAAACACTTGAGCCTTATAATGTTCGGGAATACTATCCCAATAAGTCGCAGTATGTTTGATTTCTAAAATGTATCCGTTGCCCTGTTCATCTAAACAAATGCCATCTGGATTACTGTGCATCCAATCAAACTCTTTAGATGCATATGTGCCTACTTCAACAACAGTATGATCTGGATGTTGCTCTTGATAAAGTTGACGAATTGCAGGTTCAACAAGTGTCCCTAAACGCATCGCAGTATTGCCGATCTTAGGTCGCTCAACCTTGCCAGTTTTCTCAGCCCATAAAGTGATTGCACTTGTCCAGGGTGAAAGACCAAGAATAGTGCCGATCTCTGATCCTGAAATAACGCCTACTTGATTTCGTAGTTGATGCCATTCAGGTGAGTTATTTTGAAAGTTTCCTAAAGAAATTGCTTTGTCTAGGATTTCCTGTATTTTGTCTTTATTCATACCTAAACTCTAACTATGACCACCGACAAATTACTACTAAACCGAATAACTTTAGATCTGCACGAAGCAATCACAGATTTAGATGGCGTTGAGTGCGAGAAAGTGCCTGAAATCTTTTTTCCTGAAGATTTTGGAATAGGCGATAATCGTCTAAAAACTGAAGCAATAGAAACTGCTAGAGCAATTTGTATGAAATGTCCTGTAATAGATAAATGCCTAAAAGTAGGTATGTTTGAAGAATACGGTATCTGGGGTGGAACTACGCCTGAACAGCGTAGAAAAATACGCCGTTATGAACAGGATTAGCCCTAAAACATCGCTGTAAGCCCGCTACACACCTTTTACCTATAAATACAAGTATCTATACGCTAAAAGCCCTATTTAGCCTTATCTGCCGTTTTCTCTGCTTTTTGGATAGCATCGTTAGCACCCTTAGCAACAGTTTCACGAGTTGCAGTACCAGTAGTGGCAATCGCATAACCTACCGCAGCTACAACGCTCAACATCAAAGTTCCCCAAGCAACCGCAACACCGTTTAACCAAGAACCAGTAAGAGCTGCACCTACACCTGCAGATCCACCCAAGATAAACAGGAAGATACCGAACCCACGCCAAGCAAGTTCACCTAACACGCTTGCAACAGCCTTCATTCTGGCAATAATAACATTTTTCATTTTCAACCTTTATTTTCTAGTATGTGTTTAAGCGGATCAATCAAATCTTTGTATGCACACAAATGTATTTCAGGATTACTCCAAGCCTTGTTTGCTTTACCAATACTAAGATGAAGATGCGATCCTGTGCTTGCGGATCCACTCTTGTATTTGCCACCACCAGTTTTACCTAACACAGTTTTACCGCCAATAACCTTATCGCCCTTGACCAGGTCTGACTGTTTCGCCAAGTGAGCATAAAGAACCCAATAACCATCTTTAGCAGAGTGAACAATAAACCAACCTAAAACATCACTCCACTCATTGATAAACACAGTGCCATCAGTGATTGCCTTGATAGGTGAAAGTTCTTTAGGAGACCAGTCTTGACCACGATGCGGTCTGCCATTACGGTAAGGGGCTAGGTTACCAAACTCATCATTACGAGTAGCAGGCGGGAATGGTTCAAAGTATTTTGTGGTCATAACGTTAGTTTACTAAACGCTTAGAACCCTAAACCCTTAGTAATGAGCAACACAAGTCCGCTAGTAATGACCGCTGTAATCAAAGCAGGAATCCAAGCAGTAGTGTTTGCTTGTTTCTCTAGATCCCTGATCCTGTTTTCGTGATCTCTAGATGCTTCAAGAATTTGTAAACCCTGTGTTTTTAGAATTTCAATGTCTCGCACAATCTGCAACAACAAGGTTTGGTTCGTCGGTTTCTGTTCAGACACTTTCGGTCATCTCCACACCACAAAAACAACACACAACAGGAATACCATCAGGATGCGGATAATGTTTCTCATCTCCCATAGGACAGTTATCAGTTTTACAAGTAATCATCTCTCCCCTTAACCTGCAGCTGTTCCAGAAGTCATCTGCAACGCAATACCAGACACAATCACGTTAGCTGCAGAAGTAGATGCACCATTGTTGCAAAGACCAACAGTAACTGTCCCTGAAGTAACCGCAGAAATGTATGCAGTCAACACGTTAGATCTACTAGAAACAGTAACTAGCGGAGCAACCGCAAATCTTGATGCAGGAAACGCTACCGCAGTCAAAGCAGTACCGTTAGCTGCAATAGTTGCAACCTGTGTATAAGTGAACGCTGAAGATGCGTAAGGCAACTTATCAAAATTGCCGTTCAACGATGAAGCGGTAAGAACTTCACCGATAGTCCAAACTTTAGTGCCTGCCATAATTTTTCTCCTAAACCCTTATTTTACTATGCCAAAGTATCTGTGTCTAAAATGCCTAAGAACGTTGAATCAAGTCTAAACGGTAGGTTGTCTAGCGAAGCAAGATTAAAGGTGATCGCATCACGCTCAACATCGGCATTAGCATTTATACCTAAAACCTGATAATACTTATCAACATTCGCACCAGTAGCAGATGGTTGAAAAGCAACCCTAACAACATCACGGATTTCAATACCTAAAACAATGTTTTGATGAGCCGTAGATAACGCTTCTAAAGCAATAGTCATCTGTTCAGCCCTATATTCTGGCAACCTAAACTCACCTAGAAACGCTGAAGCAATCTCTGCAGGCTTAGTTGTAGAAGTAGTTAAATTATCTGTTTGACTATAACCACGCAAACCATACAAAGATTGACTTGTCGTGTCTTCAGTAACAGCCGTAGCATTTATACCCACAACTTGAACATCATTGTAAAGTTGCTCTGATCCATAAACAACCTGTAAATCAGTAAAGTAAATTGCTGTTCCATTGAAAGTTGATTGAGCATTACCAGCTGCAAATGAATAAACTGCAGGTGCAGTAATAGCACTAGCAACGCTTGTTAGAAGCCCTGATTGAGTTTCTCTAGGTGTGCCTGCCCAAGCAATCTCATAGGCGGTAGAAGCCGAAGTCATCCCTGCATAAGGATTCCAATCACCATCAAAATAATTTACGCTAGTGCCTGCAGGCTCAATAATAAAACCATCACCAATAACGCTATAAGTGCTACCACCTGAAATAGTTGCGTAAGCTGCAACACCATAAACAGTAGCCGTAGAAGCTGCAACTTTTGTAATAGTAAAAGCGTTCCAAGCAGTTGAAGATGGAGAAGAAACAACTGTTGAAGCTGCAATACCTTCAGCCTGACCCTGTGAATCTAAGGTGAAAAGACTTATATCAAAGTTGCCAGCCACGCCACGAATCAAACCTGCAAAAGTATATGTTCCACCAGTATTTACATATCTTGTTGGGTTATAGTCTTCATAAACAAAACCAACAAAACTATCTGTTGGCACAAATGGATCAGCAACAGTTCCACCACGCCAAACAAAACCACCATAAGCACTTGTAGTCGCAGTAGCCTGCGTTCCAATCAAAGTCCAACCAGTGCGTGGCACACCTGCAACTGCAGGTTCTGTCTGAATTGTTGCTGTAGAAGGATAACTAACAAAGTTGTATCTGCTCGTATTATTCCAAACATAGTTTGTAAAACTACGATCCTTCATCTCCATATTTGCTGAAGCATTGCTAAAAAAATCTGCAGGTTCACTACGAGCAAGATTTTGTAAATAACTCAAGACGTTATCTCCAGGCAAATTCTCGTCATAACCAACCAATGTATGACCACCATAAACATCCGCATAAGTGGCAGTACCAAAACCATTAGCCTTCATAACAGACTTGATGCGATCACTCGTTGCTTCAACTTCGTATTGTGTACCACCAGTAAAAGTGGCATTACTGACCCTGTACAAGAAATCTAAAGCAGTAACAGTTGCCTGTCCATCAAAACCAGAATCACTATAACTAAAATCCCAAGTCTGAACATAACCTGTAAAACGTCTAATGCCATTACTGCTAACCCTAATCTGTCCTGCAGGTTGCACCATTGTATAGCCACCCGCACCATACCAAAGCGGACTGCTAGTGTTTAGCGGATCAAAGACACGACTATTATTTACAAAAGTAATACTCAACGAACCTGCAGAAAAGTCATCTAAAACACGATTGATACCACGACTAATAGAAACAGATTGAACGTATTGTGTTACATCAACATACGAACTCGCACCAAATTGGAGTTCAACAACATAGGTAGGCAAAGGCATTATCTGCCAGACTTACCAGCAGTTGCAAGATTAAACGGCAAACTACCATTGGCTTTTATGTATTTACCCATTCCATCAACAATTACTTTTCCATCAACATTAGGAGCATTGATAGTGATGTTGTTAGTTACATTATTTTGAGTAGTAGGTTTAGGGCTAAAAAAACTTGGTTGATTATAAGGCATTGATATCAAACCAGGAATTTTTCCTGCATTCTTTTTCAAATTTTCTTTATCTATCTTTGACTTAGCTAGTCGTTTTTCTTTTTCTTCAGGTGTCTCCTGTTTAGTATCTCCAGACAAACTTAAAACAGTTGCAACAGTCGCAAGTGGCCCAGCAACTTTTAAGAATTTAAGCATCTTAGGCCCAAGTTTTCCAAACCAAGCAAACGGGCTATCTCCACCACCTGTAACGGCACTCTTTGCAGAGATTGCAGTCATAGCTGCAACCAGATTTGCAACAGTCTTTCCTGCATTAGCAAGAACCATAATTCCCTTAAGTGCAAGCAACGCAGGCAACATAGTTATAAGGCTCGTAGCAATATTCTTAAAACCTTGAATAGCATCACCATCACCAAAATAGCCGAAGAAAGTTTTTACACTCTCAATAACTTCTCCAACAGCCTTTTTAATGTCTTCAAAAGTTTTACCTGCATCAGACTTAGGGTTAGCAAGGTCATCAAAGAATTGCCCTACAACTTCAATCGCCCCACCTGGTTTACTTATCTCATCAATAAAATCAAGCAAAATAGGTAAAACAACTGCACCTAGTTTCTCTTTCAAAATGTCCATACTATTGTTGAACTTCATAAACGGATCAGCGTTTTCTTCAGCTAAGCCTTCATAAGTTTTAGCAAAATCACCTAAAACATCTTTGCTCTTTGATAATTCAGGAAACATCTTTTTTAGTGATGTCGTATTTCCTGAATATGCCTTTGAAACAGCCTTTGAAACGGCTTCAATATTCTTTCCCGACCCAGCCGATCCATCTAAGGAAATCTTGAGAAGTTTTTGTGCTTGCTTTACGTTTCCTGTTACGTTACCAAACCTTGCCATCGCAGGTCTAAGATCGTCATCCATAATTCCTGTTTGAAGGGATAAGGATTCTATAAATTTATCGTTTTCTTTTAGGGAAGCGGCCGTTGCACCAGCGTTACGAGTCAACTGAATATTTAGAAGACGAGTGCTTTTCTCATCGGCAGCTGCAGCTTTAGCTGCATCTAACAAAACATCGGTTAGTTGCTTTAGACCAACACCAATACCAATAGCACCAAGAGTTTTAGTTAGCCCACCAAAACCTGACTTTGCTTTCTTTAAGCCTGAGTCATCAAACTTAGATAAGAGTTTAACAATTACGGACATCAGCCTAACTTCCTGTTCACCTTTTTGGCATACTTATTTATAACCAATTTTACTCTTACTTCGGCATCATCAATAGAATCACCAACGGCAGGATAAATAAAATCATTTGAATTACGTTCACGCAAACGAGCAATCATAATTCTGCCCTGACTTGAAACCTTATGACTTCTAGTGCCATCCTTATACGCATATTCACTGGTAACCTTTTTAGCCTTACGCATAGAACCCTTACCAGCGATATCTGCAATAGCGGTCATAGGTGAAGTAACCCAAATAGAAAGTAAAGGTGTAATTGCTCTAGATCTAGATCTACCAGATCTAAAACGAATGGAAACTTGATTAGCAGGTTTACCTGCACCCCAAGCAAGCCTTCCAGAAGGATTTTTCGTCATAGTCATACCTGATAAGGGTGCAGTTGCAGGAATTGCTTGTTTAATGTTGGAAGCAATTGGTTTAGCAATATCTTTTGCTTCACGAACCATCTCTTTTTTTAAACCTGGTTCAAGAGCATTTAAATCTTTAATGAGACCTTTTACGTCATAAACGACAGAACTATTCGCCATCTTCACCACTCCGCTGATACTGCAACGCAAACAACATAGTATTCAACATCCGATCAGTTTCCTGCATCAAAACAGAAGGGGCAATACCTGTAGCAACAGCAAGATTAGCAATCAACCAGTGATGCGAGTCAACGCCTAAACTGTTAAATCTTTTGGGTCTGCAACCTCAACTTTTGCAACACTATCAATCCACAACTCAAACTCTTGCGTAGTTTTCTTCAATCTCAAAACCGCAAGCCAAGCAAGATAAAGCAGGTGTGTAACCTTCTCCAACTTATCTATACCAATGTTAAAGTGGTCTTCCCACTTCACTAGATCACTTGCAGAAGAAAGCACTTCAATAACAGTGCCATCAGTCAACTCTATGCGTAGGGATAGTTGATTCATTAGGCTGTGGCTCTCGTAACTGCACCGTTGGTAGGAAGCGTAATACTGAAAGTAGCTAGATCGCCAATCTGTCCGCTAACTGGGGTGTAATCAATTACTGTAACTGGGATTGTGTATGAAGGGTTGCTTGCTGAAACTGCAGTTGAAGTAGGTTTTACAACCACTGTAGCTGCAGTACCTAGCAATGGCCACAAAGTAGCATCCACTGTTGAAGTTGCATAATCTTGATTGAAAGTTAAAGTTAGAGAACCTTCCTTCAAGCCTGCAACACGAGTAACCCAAGAACTACCAAAAGCGGTAGTAGTTACATCGTTAGCAGAAGTCTTTAACTCAACCTGAGTAAGGTACGCAGATAGAGCAGTTGAACCGTTGATTGTAACGCTAAAATCTGTTGCAACGAAAATTGCCATTCAATTTATCCTTTTTTATTGTGCGAAAACTTGTACCGAAAACTCGGCACTCAAATAGTCTATACCGTTGAGCGACACAGATCCGTAGGCTGAAAGTTCAGGGACAAACACTTCATAAGCCTTGCCACCTAAAGTGCGATCAGATTCAATCGCATACTTGACCGAACCTATTCCAGGTGCAACCAACACATCTAAAAGGGCTTGAGCAGTACGCTCACTAACCCTTCCAACAACAACAGTAACTTGAAAAGTGTATTCAGCCATTGAACGCTGATTCTGTTGATTATAAGCAACCTTCGTCAAACCAATCATTGCCATTGGCGGGTTCACTAGATCAGGGAGCGTATCAATAACACGCAATCCAGAAATAGTTTGTAGGTTAGTTGCAAGCCCTTGTCTAAGTTCACTAATACTAGCCATTAAGCACCAGTTCTTAGCAGGCGGTATGGATTAATTAGTTGAGCAACATCGCCATCAATGTTCGCACCAACACGCATAATTCCAATGTCTGAAACACCCGCAACACCCAGCGGAGATTCTAAACGCTTAAACAATCTTGAAGCCTGAATAATACAAGCAAACTTGATTGGTTCTGGAACAGTTGCCCAACCATAAGTTCCAGTAACTTTCACCAACGCCATATCTGCCCAAACAGGAAACAAATAGTTATCGGTTGCAGTAATCGCATAATAGGGACTGTAAGATCCGTTCGCACGTTGATTAGGGTTTAGCAACTGATAGTCCCCTACTTCCCAAGTTGTATCAAAGATAAGCGGATCAGTGCTAGAAGTCTTAATCTCGGTTATCGCTTGTGCATCATCAATCCAACACATAAAACCATCGTTTGCCTGATAGTAGCGAACTTCACCTGCCGAACCTGAATAAAAGTATCTGTTGCAGTATTGATCAATCATTCGTGAAGCCGAATTAATGCTATTTTCAAGTAGAGCATCGTCAATAGTGTCTGTAATGCGTAAAGCTGCTTTTACATCTGCAAGGGTGCAATATCCGTTTGTTATCGCCAAAATAAACTCCTAAAGTCAATACCTAGTTTATCTGCAAGCCCGCTATACGTTTCTTCAATTCAGTAGTGGAAATGCCTTGAGTGTAAGGAACATAAACAAGTTGTATTTCAAGATCATCTAACCAAGCCTGACTAAATTGCATTTGAGCATAATAATCACGTCTAGCCCAGTCATCACCGATCACCACAAAATCAGGCATAACATCTGTAATCGTAGGTTTACTATCTGCCCCACCAAGATTAGGCACAACACGATCTACAAACTTACAGCCCAGCAAAATCTCGGCACGTTCATCAAACGACATAATAGGCGGTTTACCCTTATATGCCTGAATAAAAGCATCAGTATTTAAAGACACAACAACCCTGCCATCATCCCCTGCAAGTCTTCTACAAGCCTTCAGAAAACGTATATGCCCACTATGAAACAAATCAAACGTGCCACCTGTATAAACTATCTTTCCCAAGCGTTTGCCCTTCTAATATTTAAATCCCATTCACCTGCAGTAAAGTCTTGAGCTGCAACTTTAGATTGAAACAAGCGTTGATTAGCGTGATACGTTTTATCGTTTTGACTATGAAATCCAGAGTTGAGAGTGCTTGAGTTATCGTGTGCAAGTTCAGCGTTTATAAACTTAGCCTTCACACCCGCTTGCATCAACCTACGCTCATAATCATTATCTTCAAAATAGATTGGATGAAAACGCTCATCAAACAAACCTGCTTTTAGCACTGCACCTTCACCTAAAACAAACCCGCTCCACTTAGGCATAATGCTAAGAAAGTTTATTGCTTCTGGATCTGCTTGCTCACTAATCTTTTTTAATGCACCTGGTTGAAAGACAGTATCATCATTTACCAGTAACCAGTACGGAGCAAAAGGTGTAGTTTTTACAATCAGATTTAGTCCACCTGAATAACCTAAACCGTAAGGAACTTGAATCAACCACAAGTTTTTTACAAGTTCAGGTTTTACAGGATTGTATTCACGCTTACCTGAATTATCTACAATCACCAAATGCTCAACAGGATAATCTATTGACTGCAGTAAGCGATCTGCTAAATCAAATCTAGAGTAAGTAAGAAACCCTAAAACAGGAATCACTTGCTAGATAGTTTCTTAATCAAAGGCTTCCAAGATTCTTTATAAACCTTATCGGCATCATAGTTCTTAGCAAACACAACAGTATCTGGAAACTCACCCCTGCCACGCTGATACGCCTGCTCCAACGCATCCACAATGCCAGACACCAATGGAACATTAAACCAAGTGTGTTGCCCTGCATCCCAAAACGGTTGCCCATTTACAAGGAACGAATCAGGGGAAGCAAGTTCAGCCGAAGCTGCAAAATTGCTTGTAATAATAGGAACACCACAAGCCTGTGCTTCAATTTGTGGAACGCCAAAACCTTCACCATAGTTGCAGAACAAACCCACATCCCAAGCCGAATAGATTGCAGATAAAGTTTCTTGACTAATCCCATAACTATAAGCAATCGGATCAACCATCACAACCTTTTCAGGTGGAACACCACAAGCCTGCAAAATGTTAGGCAACACAAACCCAGACTGCTTTCCATAAGGTTCAGTATGCAAATACAAAACAACATCATCGTGTTTACTAGCAAAAATAGCAAAAGCCAAAAAGTTTTCTGCAACAGCCTTACGGTGAATAAACCCACCAGCCTTATTAGCAAAGTTCATTCCAACAACAAACTTATCTACACCACCAACAAATTCACGCCCAGACTTACCTTCAGGAAGAAACTCAGTAGGTTTAAACAGGTTCGTATCAATAGCGTGTGGGATGTATTCAGACTCAATACCCGCATTTTCAATCATCGCCTTACCAAATTTGCTCATCGCAATCGGAGTAACGTTCGGTTTCCGCAACCAAGTCAAAACTTTTTCAGGTGCAGGCTGATGATCTATGGGAGTCCACGAAGCAATAGGAATTGAATCTAACGCAGGATTGTCTAGCAAGACCCACACGTCATATAGGGTTACCATCCAAGCGGGCAGATCAGGGTTCTCACTTTTCCAGTGAGCGTGATGCAACGGCATAACATCTGTAGAATACTGAGTCATCCCACGAGAATAATGTGGGATAAGACCTGCACCAGTTTCAATCAAACTATTCACACCTTCCCCACCATAGTTAGAAAGCATCGCAACCTTATGCCCATCCTTCACAAGACGTTGAATAACTTGTTGAGATTGAGTGCCATAACCTGTTGGCTGATTGAGTGAATTGGAATACCAAGAAATAGTTGATTTAGTCATAGCCTTAGCATAATAGAAAACACCCCCCAATTCTGGCCTACGCACCAAAAAAGGGGGGTGAAATCTAAAAGAGTTTAGTGAGCCTTAGCTCGCTCCACCCTTGAACTTCTTGATGTTTGCAGTCTGAACTAGTTTTGAGTCCAGTCTCCAAGTAGCTCTCCAAGTAGCTAGATCGTTACCGAAGGCATAGTCATCAGAGCGGTCAATCTGCAGACCACCAGCGTTGCGAATGTACAACGACTTTAGATCTCCAACAGCAAGAGAGTTAACACCAGTACCCGCAGAAGGCATCGCAGGAGTTTCAATAACTGGAACACCTAGAACTAGATCTCTACGATCCTTTGAATCGCCAACCTGGAATACATAGTTACCTGCAGTGTCCTTCAGTTTACGCAGAGCTGCAATTGAAGTTGCGTTTGCAAGCATTGCGAATGAAGGGCGGTTGCGAAGTGAACCGTCAAGGCTGTAGATAAGGTCAATAACGTTATCTGCAGTGAACGCTCCAGCTACGCCAGTAGCTCCCGTAACTCCAGTTCCCGCAACTGCAAGGAAACCAGTATTTTCTACCACACCTGTTCCGTTAACAATCTTGTCTGCAATCGCATAACCGAAAGCGTTACCGAACTGCTCTGCAAGGAATGCAACAATATTTACGCCACTATCAGCGATCAGTTCCCTAGACAGCTGTGCGAGAGCGGAGAACTTGTAGCTTGAAAGAGTGCTAAAGGCATTGAAAGTAGGCTCTGAAGTTCCAATTGAAACACCCTGACCAACGATTGTTGCTGTTGAGAAAGTTGCCTGTGAAGGAATCTGTAGGTTCTCACCTGAAGCAGTGTTGATTACAGTTGCATACTCAAGCAGTGGGTTTACAAGTCTTGCAACCTTTACGATTTCTTCGTAGAAGCTAGTTGGTACAGGAGCTCCTGTGCTTGAACCTGTGATTGCACGGAATTCGTGTCCACGGATCTCACCCATAGCCATCTTGCGAAGGATCTCTGCATCGCCATTCAAAGCACTTGCACCAGCAAAGTCAACTGTTGCTGACTGCATTGCTTCAGCAACCTTTGCTTCACGTTGCTCTAGTTCAATAACTTCGTTTGCTCTGTTGATGACGTTAGTCATCTCTTGGTAGGTTGCTTCTTCTTCACCAGTCAAAGCACGACCTTCGGCTGAATCCAAAAGTGCCTTAGCTTCGTGCCAAGCCTTTGCTTTTGCTTCAACCTGTTTTGCGATAAATTCGCTCATAGTTTTGTTCCTTTCAAGAACATAAATAAATGGGATTTGTTTTGTGGCGGTACACGCTCAACACGCTAGGGGATAAACGCACCTAACAAATAAAGTCTAATAGCACAAAAGATACACGTTCAAAAAGAAAACCCCCTGGGACAAATCAGGGGGAAAGAAATTAGTTTCTTTTTTAAGGCAAACAGAGAACGAGAAAACTGCTTACCTAACTACTATACACGTTGCATCAGCAAATCAAGTTGTTTTTTCTTCAAATCAAGAACATCATTAGCGTTAGAAACTTCAGGATTTTTCTTCAAAACCTTACCTAAAGTATCAGTAAGCAACTCACCCTGACGTTCAGTAAGTTCATCACCTGCTTCAAGAGCAAGCAAAGCATCAGTTAATTCATCGGCAGAAATCCCACGCAACTCAGCCAGACGAATAATCTTTTCAGAAAGTTCATTCATAGATCTAACATTAGCAGTTCCATCAGTCGCTGTATAGGCAGGGAAAGCCACGCCAACACTAACTTCGTGAACATTTACACGCTTTAGAACACGCTCATTAGCACTACGCCAAACATCGCCACCAGCAGGAATCCTAAATCCGAAAGAAAAAGCGGTTACGTCTTTTCTTTGAATACTTACAGCTGCATCACGCCCTGCCTGTGTATCGGGCAAATCGGCTTCAACAAACAATCCACGCTCATCTTCCATAAGACGTAAAGTGCCTGCACGAGTGCTACCTAGGACAATGCCTGTATCGTGATTCCACAACAGCTTTACATCATTGCGAGATTTCAAAGAATCAGCAAAAGCACCACGCTCAATAGTTTCAATAAACGGCAACGGCTGTGAAGGCGAATTAAACACAGCTGCATAACCACGCAAAGTCATTCCATTACCTTCAGAACGGATCTCTAAATCTTGAACTGCGATACGTTGCTCAATACCAGATTGAACACGCTCACCCCGATTATGCAATTCAACAACCTTCAATGGATCAACAAAACGCACACTATCCATCTCAATTTCTTCAGGCATCAAATCTGATGGTTCAACAACATCTACAACATCAACTGAAGGCATTTCTACAGACTCAACAAGTTCAGATAAGTGATCAACAGTCTTAGCCAACTTGCCAACAAGTTCAAGAACTTCACCTTTCAACTCATTGACCTTAAAAACTAAATCATCTTTGCTCATTGGGTAATCTTCCATCTGTCTAACTCCATCCATTAACGGTAAATCATCTGGTGAATAAACCTGTTGAACTCCAGCCCTTTTATAGGATGCTCTTGCTTCATCATTATTTTCAACCACATAAACCACATCTAAACCTTCTGCTAACAAATCTGAAGCAACATTGCCCTTGTAATCGGCACTATTGTTTTGATTGTTAGGTTGCATAATAAGTTTTTTGTATTCAACACCAAGTTTATCTAGTAAATCTGTAGTCAAGCCACGATCAGATTCGTGCCTGCCAGTAACAACATAGAGATCAACATCTTGATTTTCAATGAACGAATAAACCCTGCTATTTAATCCACCACTAACAAATAAAGTATCGTCAAAATCGCTTATACCAACTTTATCGCCAATAGCACGAACCGCAGATACATCAGACAAACCGTTAACCCAAGACTGCCCAGAATCACCGCCCCAGGCATCCCAACTTACTCTGCCAGAACTTGGGTAACCTTCTTCACCGCTGTTAAAACCTGTAGCACCCTTAACAGAATCTTGTTGACGAGCAAAAAAACTTATCATCCTGTTCACTGTTTCACCCGAAACATCTGCACCCGAAGCAAGTTGAACAGCCCTAGCCCTACCAACATCAGTAAAACCATCACCAGCCAAACCTTCACTGATCCACTTCAAAGCACGTTTTGCAGCTACCGCAACACCTGCAGGCGGAGAATAAGACTCATTAGGGTCAACTGCTCGTTCTCCACCAACAGCAATACCTTCTGCCAAACTAATTGCAACCATCTGTGCTATCGCTTGTGCTTTAGTTTTATGCTCCCCTAAAACTTCCCCATCATCTTTTACAGTGTTCCAACCTGTAGCAACTTGCTCAATAAAATAAGGCATTAAGCACCTGTTTCATAACTACCATCAGGAACAGTCGTAGGGTTCTGCAACTGCACCGTTGGAAGTCCTGTATGACCAATCTTAGGAAGCCCTAGAACAGTCAAAACATCTTCAGGGACAAAACCAAGAGCAATAAGTTTTTGAGCCATATCAACCTTAGTTTCATCTTCAGTCAACGAAGCAGCTGAAATGTTTACGTTAGTTAGTGGAACACGAACAACATCGCCACCTTCAATAGGTCGCATATTCTCTTTACGTCTAACTTCGTTAGTGCTAAGAACACCGTTCTGCAACAGTTTCGCATAACCTTCAATGCGGGTAGCGTAATCTCCACGCAACAGATCATCAGTGCTAAACGCTAGATAAGCGTTATCAGGAAGTAATTGACTAAACGCATCTTCAAGTTTTGATACCCAAGGACGAATTGTGTGGCTCAAAAACGCTATCTGCTTCTGCTCAATACTGTTATAACTTTGCCCACCGTTATTCAAACCGATCATATCTGTAGGAACACGATACGCTCTAGCAACATCTTCAACAGCAAGCCTACGAGAGTCAAGCATCTGTGCCTGATCGTTAGCAATAGTTGTTGGCTTGAAAACTGCACCGCCAGAAAGAATACCTGTCTTATGTGCTTTACGGAAACCCTTGTGTTGACGGTCAAAAGACTTAGCAAGGTTCTCAGCTTGTTCTGCAGTTAACGCACCTGGATATTCAATTACACCCTGAGTTAAAGTTCCTTGCCCAAAAAAACGAGATGCAAAACTTTCAAGACCAATTGCTAAACCAATGTTTTCTTTAAGTGTGTCTATCGGAGATTTACCCCTGAACTCACCTGGAAATAAAATGCTTCCAGAAATATGCAACATCTCATCGTTAGTAAGAATCTTATTACCTTCAACAGTAGATGTATAAAACTTTTGACCCAACGCATTGCGAGAAACCTGAACGCTCAAAGGATTCAAAACAACCATATTTACAATTTGTCCACGATCATCTCTGAATAAACGAACAAACGCATTACCGTCAATCAGCAAACTAATCATCGCTTGTTGCCAAAACGCCACACTAGGAATAGCAACATCAGGCTTACTAACCCAAGTAGGCTTCGGGCGATAAGGATACGCAATGCCATCACGCCTAACATAAGTATCAACAGGCAACGCAGAAACAGTATCGCTAATCAAAGACACACAAGCCCAAACAGCATTAACAGTAAAAGCAGTCTGATAATCAACAAACGCACTTGACTGAGTTTCATACGATGTTAGATCACCTGCACCCCACAACGACTGAAAACTGATAGCCCTAGACTCACCAGACAAATTACGAAGCATTACTTGCCACCCTTATCTAACGCCAAACCAAACAATAGAACACCAATACCAGCAAGAACAATACCTGCAGGAATAAAAACTAAACCAGCCCCAAGAGCAATCAACGCTATTCCTGAAGCCTGCAAAATCGTAGGTAACAAATTCATCCTTAGAACGAAAAGAACTCTGGCAATGCCATCGTTTCTATCTTACTTGTTGCACGGTCATAGGCGATAACAAATGCGACTCCAGCGTCAATTTTGCGTGGAGAGTTACGAGTTTCCTTAACGATACGACTACCCAAGTTATCTATTTTCAAGACTGCGTTATCAATGTGTCTGGCTAACAGCGGATTACCATCGTGGCTCAAGGTTGCTTCAGTTACGCTATCATAAACTTTTTGGCAGGCAACAACCATACGTCTAGGACTTGTAGAAGGAAATTCAACAACAGGCAAACCTAAATCCTGCAATACCGCCATAGATCGTTGCCATCTAAAAGGGTCAAAAGCAAGTTCTTTCACATTAGGATGCGACTGGCAAAACTCAATCAAGGTCTGCTCAACTTCAAGCGTGTCCACACGCCAATCATCCAAATCATCAACCTGTTTCTCCCACGCCTTCACCAAAAAAACGTGCGGTTTATCATCCCTAGATTTAGGAACAGTAACACCAACAATCGCAGTTGTATCTCCACTAAACGATCCATCAATACCTAAAACAATTTCATCAAACTCACCGACAACAACATTTTTATCGGCAAGCGTTTCCCAAACACCTGCAGGCAACCAAGTGTTTTGAGAGTTCACCCACTGATTACAACGCTTCGTTCTAAACTCTGCTTCAGGAGTTCTGCCAACCATAGAAATAAAATCATCTTTTGAATTCAAATCCCCATAACCTGGATTTGCTTTAATCCAAGTTTCTTCAGATTTATGATCTGCATCAAGCGGGGCTTCCCACCACGCCATATAAAAACTAGGATCAACAATCTCACCACGAGCAACCTTCTGCCCATACTGATACAAACTATAAGCAGTTGAATCCTGCCCAGAACTATCAGACTTCACACCACAAGTAGTAGTTGCAAGCATCATCGGTTGCCTACGAGATGCCATTGAAAGTTGCATAACATCCCACATAGACCTATCTCTTAAAGCGTGAGCTTCGTCCATAATCACGGCACTGGCATTAAGGCCTTCCTTGCTATACGCTTCTGCAGAAAGTACACGCCAAATAGAACCTGTAGATGGAACTTCAATTACATCTCTATAAATGTTGCACATCGCAGCTAACTCAGGCTCACGCTCAATAATCTTTCTAGCATCACCAAACGTAATTCGTGCCTGCTCTTTCTCAGCTGCACAAGAATAGACTTCACCGCCATCATCACCATTAATCAGAAACCATAATCCCAACCCTGTTACAAGGGCGGACTTTCCATTTTTCCTAGCCATTCCCCATAGGGCAGTGCGTTTCTTGAACAGCCCATTCTCATCAAGTTCAAGAGTTTCTTCCAACAGTTTCTCTTGCCAAGATCTAAGTTTTATAGACTCACCAGATCCACCAGCAATAGAATCTTTAGTCAACGTAACGAACGTATTGATGAAATCAACCGCATCAGCCCCACGACTACCATACTCAAGTTTGCTAGTTGTAACCCAAGCAGGTGGCCAACTCTTATCAAGACTCAATTACAATAACTTTCTCACGTTGATCCTGTCGTTTACGCAACTGCTCCATCTTGGACTCAGCCTTAATCTCAGCCAACCCCAACTTAGAACGTGCATCAACAGTCAAACCCAACAAGCCTAAATTCTTTACAACAGTATTTTCCAAATCCAACAGTTGACGGTGAATATGAAAATCTTCAGGCTTCTCAACAAACATACGTTCCAAAACAATCTGCCGATCCAGTTGCTTACAAGTCAACAACAAAAGTTCAACATCAGTCTGTGGACTAATCCACGTCTGACCAACACCAAACACACGATTCCACAAAAGCATCCCAGCCCAATCCAACGGTTGATGCGCGTTCTAAGTTGGGGTTGGCTGAGATTACGGCTGAGTCCAAGATGGAGCAGTTGCGTAAACGACAGGATCAACGTGAGAAAGTTATTGTAATTGAGTCTTGATAA